TTTTTCTATTAAATCTTCTATTTTTTCTTCTATAAAATTATCAGGATAATCTTTCTGCCATTTTAATAAATGCTCACATGAACAAAGCATTGAAAGGCCTAATAAAGCTAAAATAAATTTATTCATCAATATCTTCCTTTTTTATGTCTAATTTGTCATAACACTCAAAGCAAAAGATGTAATATTTATCACTTTCTCCATCATTTATTTTATAGAACTTTTCTTTATCGTCTAATACATCACAGCAAATATCACAAATATTCATCATTTATCTTCTCACTATATATTTCTGGCAAACTAGTCCAGTAAATATCGGTTTGATCATTAGACATTAATTCTTCAATCATTTTTTCATGAACTATTTTAACTTGCCACTTTGTTAATAATTCATCTTCATTTTTTGCTCTATAACAAATAATTACTTCAGTGTTTGAAAAAGGCCATTTTTGTTTTATATCTGTCCAGGTCATCTTATCTTTTCTTTTGTTTTTTTGATTTGCCAGCTTCACTTAAAGCAATAGCTATGCTCTGTTTTTGAGGATATCCTTCTTTTCTTAATTTGCTTATGTTTTTAGAAATTGTCTTTTGACTTTTACCTTTTTTAAGTGGCATATTTTCTTCCTTATATTATCTCATGTATTGCTGATTCATATAGAATCTCATTAATTGTTTCCATTATTTTCTCTTTATCGTCTTCCTTCCAACCCTTTCTAAGTTCTCTTAAATAATTTTCGATATCCATTAATGAAGAATACATTTTATCAGCATTTTGTATAATTTTAAGTTCATTTCTATCTTCGTAATAATCAAACTCGTATTTCACTTTCACTAAATTCTCCTGGGGTTAGAGTTGCAGAAGTTTCTTCAATTGGCGCTTCAATAACTTCTTTTTTCTCTTCTTCTGTCGGCGCTAATAATTTAGATATTTCAAGTAACTTTCTCAATCTTTCAATGTCCATATCTTGCAGTTCCTTTAATGTTCTAGCTTTATTTAAACGTGCATCAGAAATGTTTTCGATAGCTTGGGCTCTTCTTTCTTTTGCAAGTTCTTGATTTTCTTTAACACGAGATAACCTTTCTATTCCAAGACCTTTATCTGCAATTGCCCTGGAATTAGCTAAATTCGTTCTTGCATCTATTTCTTTTAATTGTAATTGCATTTGTTGCAACTGAAGTTGTGTTTGCTGTTCGGCCTGAGAGCGAATTGCTTCTACAAGATCTTTTTTCTCAGGAATTGGAGCTTTATCTATCAATATTTCTGCCGGGATAGGTATTCCAATTTTTTGCATTTCAAGTAGTGTTATGAATGTCGCCTTTCTTTGAGTTTCTGTTAAAACCCCTTCTGCTATTGTTGCATCATACTTTTGGAATGCTTTATTATAAAATTGATCTGTAGGTTGTTCATTAATAATTCTAGCCACTTTGCCGGGAGTAAAGTTATTTTGTATCAATGAAATAGTTATCTCTCCAAGTAGCTTTTGAGATAGGTCAAGGTTATCAAACAATGTTTGTAATGTTGTTAACCCGGCACCCTGACGTAGCATAGAAAGAATTCCTGCTTTGTCGTCCTCTGCAGCTCCAAGAAGTTCTTCATTAACTCCAGAAATTTGATTTATCTCATTGGCCAACATTTCCGATAACTGAATCATTGAGGGAGGAACTTGTGGGGGTGGTATTTGCTGAACAGAATCCATTCCCAAAGGTGCGTCTTGTTTAATAAAGAGTCCTCTTCCTTGGCCTGAGAGAAATGCATCATTGTCATCAACAAGTGAGTTTTCCATTACTTTCATCCCAGAGTTGATCTGAGATTCTAATATATCAAGCTCAATAACTTTTCTTCTGTTATACAAGAATTGAGAATCTCTTAACTGCCTTACAACACCTTGTATCTTCCATTGATAAAATGGTACATCAGGCTCAAAGTATGCAAATACAGGCACAAAAGGATATTTATCAATGCCATAGGGGTTTTCTCCTAAATACATAACACGGTTATTAATGACAACAGCTAACTTGACAGTTTGCTTTTCAGCTTTAATTGTTTCTATTTGTGGAAATTGTTTTTTGAATTCTCTAAGATTCGCGTCGGAACCTTTCCATTCCATTGTATCGCCAGAATTAGAGTCTACTAATAAAGTAGCACTTCTATAGTCTAAGTGCCAGAATTCATCATAAGATAATAGATCCGGGTTAGTTATATTGAAATTCTCGGGGAGAAATGTAAACTTCTCATCTCTTCTTGAGCCTTGCATTTTCATTATTTCTTTTTTTCTTTCCGGCATCAATGAAGCAGCTTGCTGTTTAGATAAAAACTTTCTAGTCCAAACAAAATTAGCGTCTGTAAGGTCTTTCTTTCTAAAGAATGTATCCATCATAAAGCCATTATATGACATGTTGTCTAGTCTAATCTCTCCATTAATTGGATCGGATCTATAATCCATCCAGACAGACAAAAGATTCATTCCTGTTGTTAAAGCCCCTTCAAATGCTTCTGATATTGTATGATAGATATTGCCTTGTGTATTTATCCATGATACCACTTTAGAGAACTGATCAGCTGTCTCTTGATCAGACCCCTCTATTGGCAGTACATAAGTAGCTTTTCTATTTCTTCTTTGATACCCCGAGATTAGGTTTATTATTTTTCTGATTCTATTGAAGTTAAATTTCTTTCGTTGAAATACAGGATAGTTAATATAAAGTTCGTTCCAAAGGTTTTGATCGCCGACTTTAAACCTGACATCCCGAGTTCCTTCCAGCCAATATGATTGGTTAGCCTGAGAATTCTTTTCATATGCTTCTTGCATCATCTTTAAAACACTTTGATCACCATCTACTAAAAACTCTTCCGGAAGTCTGACTGTCATAATTAACTCTTTATTTATAGTTTTTCATTGTCTTTATCTTAAATGTAAAGAATTATTTTTGAAACCATTAGTTAATAATTTCATTCACGCTCTTTTAAATAAAAGATAAGGTCCGTGATATTCCTGCCGTCTTTTGTAACTCCGAACCTATAATATTCGTATTGATATTCCCTACAGATCTTATCGCAGATTTTTTTTAATGGTATTCTTAATATTGATCCTGAAAGCATACAGATGCGTGTTAGTGTTTCACAATCGTCAGCATCTATTCTTACTGTTCTCACATGCAATCTAAAGATATCTCTATAAAATGCATTTATGTGATCCACTCCTCTTGTTACAGATAAACTCACTTTAACCTCATAAATAATAGTGTTTTAAAATGTTTTGTTTTTTCATCTATTGTTTCTATATGTGCAGAGAATTGCCATCTTTCTTTCATTCTTGTAGTAAATTCATCATTAGCTATTTGAATATTAATAGGCTTACAAAAACAAAATAATCTATTAATGTAATAAATTTGGCCGGGCGTTAATTTAACCAAGTCTTGTTGCAGTGTTAGGAACGGAATTTCATCTTCGATATAATCAATTGCTTTTAGTACTTGTTTTATTATCATATTTTCGCTCGAGGTAATCCCCAATTTCTATCTCTATTTTATTTGAGAGTGTACGAAGTTTAGATACTTTTCTAGATATTTTTTTTAAGTTCTTTAAGATTATCTCTAAACAATGAAGGCGCTGGTCAAATATGTCGCAATTCTCATGTTTTAACGTCGCAATACTTAGGACCTGTTTAATTTGATCTAAATCTACCAATATATTTACTAAGTGGTCTTTTACTTCTTCATTCATACTATAATACCTGCGTTCCTTCTTAATTCCCTTAACTTTTCTTTACTCATTCCCGCATTAAATGCACTCAGGCTATTTACAGCTAAAACCATATAGCGGAAGGCGTCTGCTGAGTGAGATGACCAATCGTGTTTAGGGCGATTTCTAAATACTTTTGAATTATCATCCCACTCGGAGTGATATTGAAGCAGACATTTAATTAAGTGCGTACATTTTTCTTTGTCGATATAGATTCTTGGGAAGAGCCCTCTAACTTTTTCAATTCCTTCAAGTATTGTGGCATCATTGGGAAGAATCTGAAAGTTAAATCCACTTTGCTTGGCCACGGAATAAAAAGATGTCCCGGTAGCTGCAGAATGGCTTTTGGCATCATGCGGAATATAGTGTGTAGCATAATTATATTTTTTCTCTCTAAGAATTTCTAAATAATGATTTAAAGCATATCCATGATTCTCATAATGATCTATAACAAGAATGTCGTTCCCTCTTTTTTGGAAGAATATTATTGCCATTGAGTCGGAGAAACCAAGATCCCATGCAGTATAAACAAGTAAGTTTGGATCAAGATTTATTTTTGATATTCTATGTTCTTCTTCTGCTTGTTTGATACAGCGACCATAGTAAGAACCGAGCTGGCCTATTTGAAATGAACAATAAAACTCTTGCTCTATCATCTCCTCAGACATTCCCGAGGCTCTTTCTTTTTCTATTGCATCTTGAGTAATAGCGCGTGTATTATCTACGCTTAATAGTTCACAAAACCAATCTTTTGATTCTTTAGCTGTTTCATATAATGCGTGAAAATGATTGCGACCTCTTGGTGTAGATATAAAAATTGCAATTCCATTATTCTCAGATAAAATAGGTCTTATATACTCCCATGCTGTAGGATTTTGAAGGGCCATCTCCGAAAACACACAAATAGATGGGTTTGTTCCTACTAAACGATCATAGTTCTCTGATCCAACAAGCTGCAGGTGAGAATCATTCACAAATGTTATGGAAAGCTCTGATTCTGATTTTCTTTTTATTAACTGCCTTGGAATGCAATCCAGAAATTTAATACCATCTTTAGTAATGCCTTCCCATATGATCTTTTTAGCTTGTGAATAGGTAGGCAAGATATAATATGCAATTTGTTTTTTGAGCATCAGCTCTTTTATTAACCAGTTCCATGTAGTCAAGTCCTTACCAGCTCTTCTATGTACACACCATACAGCTCTTTTAACACCTGAATCTAAAGCGATAAGAAACGGGAGCTGATAATCCCTTGGTCTGTAATTGTACGGAAGAGTTACCTTCGTTTGCATCTGGCCCCTGATCCAAATTGATGTTCTCTGGGTTTTTTTGCTTGCTGACCTTGGACCTCGCAAAATCTATTATATTCTAATTCATCTAGATCATCACACTTAATAGTTTTATCTATTTCAGCCTTTTTTAATATGCTCTCTAAAGTGTTTGAATTTCCTTCATCCCATTTCATTTTTTTTACCTTTTTAAGCAAATTATAGCACTTTCAGGTTTTTTTTTACTTGCCCTCTTGACAAAATAAATATTTCTGCCATATTGGGTGCACATCTCCCACGCAACTAAAAGCACAAGCCGGCTCGAGGCTTCGGTTCGATATGCAATAATCGGAAACTAAATCGCTCGTCAAAGCTCGCTCAATAGTTAGTTTAGGTTACCGAAAAAATCTTCTTTTCGCTTGCCTACTAGGTACGCGCTCTAAATTACGATTTTTTCTTTTTTTGTTTTCTTTTTTAGTCATTGGCCTCGCTATCTACAGGCCCTTTAACTTTGTTGGCATAATTGATAGCATGTACAACAGTCTTACCGATATCTTCCATTTTAGTAGCTTTGTCCCTTTCTACCTCTCTGTCGTATTCTCTCATTTCTTTATCATAAAACCCAATGTATTTAGCGACCAAAGAAGTATTGAGCTTATTGAGGATGCCGCCTGTAAACATTCTATGTGCTATAATCTTCCTAACTGTTTCTAAAGCTTCTGCAATTAAAGAATGGTTCTTTGCAAGCTCATATATCCATGA